CCGCGAACTCCGCGATGAGGGCGTTGATGGAACCTGCGATATTCGGCCAATCGGTGCTATCGTTGCCGGTTATCGTTGGGGCGGAAATTGCAGGCCCTGTGCGCCCTGAGAAAAAAGAAAAAAAGGCGCGGCCGTTATTGCTCACTCTCCCGGTTGAATCGACTTCGAAGCCGAAGCGGGGAAAGAGATTTGCAACGCCTGTCATCCGATAATCGGCCTTACCCGTGTGTTTGCGTTGAAGATGCCGCGAAGCACCGAAGACGACGCCGAAAGCCGGAAGGTGCGCCCATTCCGGCCGCAGGAGCCGAGCTGATGCCAGCGCGCAACGCGCGAGCGCTGCCCCGTGGCGCCAAGCTGCGCCGTCTTGCCGCCCCGCCAGGTCTTGCCGCCGTCATCGCTCCAATCGAGCATAAGCTGCGGATTGGCGGCGTCGGCATCGGGTCCGATGATGCCAACGCCCGGAACGATATCCGCATTGACTTCATCGAAGATGAGGCCCCGCGGGAAAGCATGCACCGGAGCCGATTGCGCGAGAAAGAGGTAGGGATTGCCGCTTTCGGTGAAGGCGCTATCATCCACGTAATGCAGGCTCGCGTCCTGGTTCGAGCCGAGTATCTGCCGGCCGGCAAAGGTGGCATAGCCTTGCGCGAACCAGTTCGGCAGGCCGCCGCTCTGGCGCTCATGCCAGAGGCTGGTTGCGAGGTCGTATTCCCAGGTCCAATAGGGCGATGTCAGCGCGTAGAACTGGTGCCCGTTGAACTGCGAATAGACGCCATAGAGCCCGGCGCGCTCATCGGGCGCCAGTGCCGTTATGGCGCGCTCCACGGCGTGCGTGGAGATGCGCGCAGGCTCTGACGCCGTAAGTTGGCGTACAACCCCATTCTGGTCAACCCAGCAAAGCGTTTCTGCCACGTCCACCACGCTTTGCGGCGCAATGCAGCCAACATCGATGTCCGCCCGGATGCGACCGAAGGCAAACGGCGTCGTGCCAACGTCTTCCCAGATTTCAAAGCTCGTTTCCTTGAGGCAGACGAGCGCCCCGCGGAACGTCACGATGCGCTGAAAGCCGCCGCTCCTGCTATTCGCATAGGCGAAGGCCAGCGCGTTGACGGTAAGGGCGTCATTCAAGTTCGTGTGGAAGATTCGCGCATCCGGGATCGAGAAGACAAGATAACCGTCCACGAAACAAACGCTATTGGGCGCGGGAAGCGTGGAAAGCCCCGGCTGTGTGATCGTGTTGGTGCCGGTGTCCAGCACCAAGTAGTTGCCATCCGCCACGATGGCTACTTGCGGCGGCGAATGCTGGTTGTCCGCCATCGTGACCATGCCGCTGCTGGGCACGATGCCCGTGCACAAGGTCGCGTTTCCGTCCGTATCGAACAACACGCAAGTCTGTCCAAACACGGCATAGAGACCTTGTCCATAGACATATTGCATGCCGCGGCAGGGCGCCGTAAGGCCGCTCGATCCATCGTCAAATTGCGATGTACCTGGCGTGGCATAAACGATAAGAGGCGCCTTTGCCGTCTTGCCTGCTTGCTCCGAATATCCATTCAGGAGCCGTTGCGAGCTGGCGAAACCGGACTTGTCGGGATTGGAGGTGTGTCCGAACTCGATCTTCGGATAATCGCCGGGCGTCGTGCGTTTGCTCATTCGTTGTTCCGCCCCGTGGATGCCGGAGAGACCGCACTGGCTGCAAGGTGCCGGTTGATCGCATCGCGGCATTGTTCCGGCAGAGCGCCCCGGCCGAACGGCCCCGCGCCTATATGGGCGATGGTCTGAAAATCGCCGTCGCGATCCCACACAATTAGCGCGTAGCCGGAGAGATGATCGCCCATGTTGCCGGTTATGCTCCGGACCGAATCGTGCATATCCGCGCGCATCGCGCGGGCCTCCGCCGCCTTGCGCTCATTTCTGACCTGAACGAGACGCACAATTTTGCGATGCTTCATGATATTGCCTCGCCTCATGAAAAAGGCCGCTCACTACCCGTGAACGGCCATATGATGCTCAATGGGTTGGCAGTGCGGGCAGCGGTTACATGACATCCTCCTATGTAAGGGCAAAAAGCATCAGCACTTAAAGCGTTGTAGGAGAGATATTACCCGTCTTGGGTAATTTTGTCAACGGAACCCATAGCGGCGTAGCGAAGGCGCCCATGCAAGCGCCGGATCGGTTTGAGCGTCAGGCGCCTGGATGTAGTAAGCCAAGATCGCATGCCAGGCCTTTTCGGCCTGCTTCTGCAACGTTGCCGTCGCCTCAATGCCGTTTTCCGGCGCGAGGTCCACAGCAAGCATGGCCGCCACACCGCGGAAGAACATCGGGTCCATCGGGAACGGATCGGTGAGGGCGTAAGGCGCCGCGAGGTCCATGGCCACGCCCGTCTCAGGCACTGTCTGTGTGCCGATGCCGTCATTAATGAAGGCCGTATCGAAGCTTCCGACAGCAAGCGCAGCCGGAGCCGCGATGGTTGAACCTTCGGACTGCCAGGACGCGATCATGTCGTTAAACAGCTCAAGCCCGGCGAGCGCCCTGTCTACATCGAGGGTGTCGCCGGGCGGGATAAGGCCAAGCCGCCGATAGGCGACAGTGATCAAGTCCTGGACAGTGCTCATTCTTTTTTACCGTATCATGTCGGCATCGGCGGCGGCGGCGATGCCCTTGCGGAGCTGCTCTGAGGTCCAGGTCTCGTCCGCCTTCAGGCCAAGATCGAGCGCGCATTGCAGGAGACGCGCGCGTTCCTCGCGTTCGGCCTTCTCTTGGTCTGTCAGCTCCTGATCGGGGCCGGGTGGCGACAGGAGGGCCTGAGGCATGTCAACCTGCACAGCCGGAACCGGATAAGGCCCCCAGCCTTCGCCTTCCGGAACTTCGTCCGGATGATTGAACAGCCGAGCCTCACCGGGCCGGTACCGCCAAAGGCGCGTATCTTCCTGCATTTATTAGGACCCCTTCATCAAACCCAGGCCAACCAGCGTGGCGCGCATTTCGTTCACCAGCGTAACGATGGCTGCCGCCTGCGCCGATGTGGTGTAGCCATACGGCGTCGTGTTCGTCGGGGCCGTGGTTGCGACGGCCGCCTGCGCGGAACCGCTGCGCTGTACGACAGGTGTCGCGTTGTAGAAGCTGATGAGATCGGTTGCGGACTGGCCAAGACACGTACCGTCCGGATTGCCGTCCGATAGCTGCTTGACGTTCGTAGAGGTGTAGGTTGACGCGACGGTCATGTTGCAAGTCTCCGGAGACTGGAAAGGGAAAGCCCCGCGGCCCGCACACCAAAGGGTGACGCGCCGCGGGGACCGCCAGCGGCGGGGTGGCTGGCGGGACAAAGCCTCACGATAACCGGGCAGAGGAGTGTTCCCCCTCTGCCCAGCCTTGCCGGGAGGCGCGGCAATTACGATGAGGCGCCAGACAGGCGGGCGGCGAGATCGGGATAGATCGCCTTCTTGCCGTAGAGGATGTCGAGCCGCCACATGTTGATGTCGTTGATGATGTCGTAATCGCAGATCACGCGAACCGACAGGCCCTTATAGCTCTGCCGCGCCTTCTTGACGGCGCCGTCCGGCAGCTCCATCGGCACCATGCAGAGCGCGAAGGCGTTCTCATGAAACACGAGGTTCTGCGGATAAGAAGTGCCGCCAGTTCCAACGGGCGTTATCTGCGCGCTGGCGGCGGGTGCCGCGCTCACCGTGCCGTAAGCCGCATCGCTGACGATGATGGCCGGGCTGATCTGGAGCTGATCGGCAGTGCCGGTTGCCGAAGCGATGCCGGTGATGACCGTGAACTGCTGCAAATAGGGCAGCGCCACCTTCGTAACCGGATTGACGGCATAGGCACCGGCAATCGTGAACACGTCGCCCGCATTCACCGTAGTGCCGGAGGTCAGGCCGTCCACAAGGATCACGGTCGTGTTCGCCGCACTCCCCGATGCCGTATCGGCCATGGAGTTCACGTAAGTCGTGACGCCGGTATTGACGGCCGTCCCGCTTGGCGTCATCGATGACGTTGCAGATGTCGTCGTGGAGATGACCGGCGTGCCCGCCCATGCGCCCACGGTCTGGTTGGGAATGTTCTGCGAAGAGTAGACATCGCTGCCGCCAACCATTGGCAGCTTGGACCGTTCCAAGGCCGCCTTGGCCACATCCTGCACATAAAGGCCGGTGAAGCTTGACGCCATGCCGTAGAAATCGGCCGGCGTCACGGCCGCAACGCGAGGCGTCGGCACCGCCATTTCATCGAGGCGCTGCGGCGCCTTGGTGAACGACTTGTAGCCGGTCAGCGAATAGCCGGGCGTGCCAACCCAGTTCCAGACATACTTGTAGAGGCTCAGCACGTCGAGATCGACCTGGTTCGCCAGTGCAATCAGCGGGTGCTTCAGATAGCGCTCCGCAAAGCGGTCAATCGTCAGCGTCATGTCCTTGGACGGGAAGCGCAAGTCAACACCGCGTTGGGTGTCGATCTTGATGGAGATGTTGCCTTCCGCCGCGTCTTGCGACTTGATAATCCGCCCTGAGCGCGTGGCGTATTTGACCGGGCGCCGGATGGTCACCGTGTCGCCGATCTTGGTTTCGCCGAATTCCTGCTCATAGTCCCGATAGCACAGCTTCGCCGCGACAAGGTTGTTGTCGAGCTGCATCAATGCCTCTTTGGCGATGATGGCTGGCGTGAGTAACGTTGATGCCATGTGAGGCTAACTCCTTAGAAGCCACGCGCCTTGCGGTATTCCTCGAAGCTCATGTCTTCGAGGCTCTTTCCCGCGCCGCCGGACTTGCCTTTGAGCGCGGTTTCCGCGGGTGGCGGGGCTTTTGTGGCTGGGGTTGAGGTCTTGCCGACGCGAGTTTCGAGGCGCGCTATCGCGGTCGCTTGCGATACCGGCGGCAGGCTCGCGATCCTGGCCGCCTCATTGGGATTCTTTCCGAGGAAATATGCGACTTCGGCGCCCAAATCGGACTCGCGCAATGCGTCGGCCATGATGGGCGTGATGTTCAAATCCGGGCTATGAACAACAGCATCGAAGTCTGGGACATGGGCACGAAAATGAGCCGTTCGCTCTGCCCAGGCCTCTTGCGCCGCGGCTGCCGCGCGCTCTGCTGCCAGTTTCGCCTGTGAATCCGCATATTCGACGCGCGCCTTTGCCACAGCCTGATTCGCGACGGCCTGCATGTAATCGGCATCGCTGCGAAAATCCTCGGGGCGCGGCATGACAAGCGCGCGCTTCTCAAGCTCCTGCTTTTCCGTCAGCGCGCGCTCAGCAAACCCGCGCATTGCGCGGTTGTCGCCAAGAAGCTGCTCAATGCGCGCATCGCGGCGCGTCCATGGGCGGGGCTTGCCGTCGCCTTCGGCAGGCTGCTGCGCCTGCGTCTCGCCATCTCCCGCGCCAGCTTTACCGGTATCGGCGGCTTGCGCGTCCCCCTCGAAAGCCTTTGCAGCTTGATCCGCCGCGGCTTGACCGCCGCCTTCCGGCAGTCCTTGCGCGCCCGCATCGTCCTGATTTGCGGCAATATTCGTCTCTTCGGGGTTTACGGCACCCGCAGCCGGAGCTGTGTCAGTCATGTTCGCCTTGTTGCTTAGAGGTTGGTGCCGCTGTTTAACTGGGCCTTCGCGGCGCTCCCGGCAGGTATTCCGTTACGCGGCCGAAGCTGCTTTGAGCTGCGCTTCCAGGGCTTCAGCCTTCGCCGCCTGCCCTTTCTGGTAATCCATCCATTCGCAATGGCGCCCATAGGGGCTAATCGGGCGGTCGCCGTGCTCCAAGTCTACGGATGTAAGGCCATGCGGGACGCCATTGGCATCGAACACAGTGAGGTTGACCATGCGGTCACTCCAAACATGCGTGATGATCGCCGCGAGCTTGCAGCCGGGCTGCGCCCATGCGGTCTCGTTACTGTCCATGTGGCGGCTTGGCGTATAAAGGACGATGCGCCCGACAGTCGGCTTGATCATAGCCATGCTTACCTCCTAAAGATTACTCGGAAATCCGCCGCCAGCGCCCATGTGCGCTTGCATCAGTGCGTTCTTCATCACGCCACCTTGCAGGTCCACGTTGGCCTTGGCGGCGCGTGCCCGCCGTTCTTCGACGGATGCTTCAAGCAGCGCGGCTTGCAGCGCCTTTGTGTGCGCATCGGCCACTTGCTGCATGGCCGCCGCCTGCGCCTCTTGAGGTGAAGGCTGCGGCGGCGTCTGTTGCTGTCCGGAAACCATGAGCTGCGTTTCAACGTGAGTGCGCATGGCTTCGGCCTGCGCCTTCTGTGCACGGCCTTGCGTTTCGGCAACCTTGGCCTGCCCAAGCGCCGCTTCCATCTGCTGCGCAGGAGTTGGCGGAGGTGGCGGCGCATCGGAGAGCTGCGGCGGCAGCATCTTTTGCAGCCGCTCGGCAATGGCTTCGGCGCCGGGCCAATCCATGTTCTTGGCGATGAGATCGCCGATAACCTGCGAGGCTTGCGGGACCGCCTGGATGAACTGCAACATACTGTCCGCAGCTTCGGCGCGGCGGGTAGCATAGGCAGGGCCAACCTTGACGCGCACGTCATAGGCGCCTTGGCTCAAATCGTTGAGCAGCATGGGCTTGCCATCGAGCGTCATCACCGGCACGTTGATGTGCACCGGCTCATGCGTCTCGTTATCCTCCTGCATCACGCGAACGATGCGCTGGCTGTCGTAAATCTTCGGCACCAGGTCCACCATGGCGCGGCCAAGATGGTGCAGCGTGGCGACAAGGTTGTCGCTGAAGTGCAGCGTGGACGTGTCGCCCTGGTTCTCGCGTGTCTTGATGGCAACGCCGGAAACCTCGTTCGAACGTGCGCCAAGCGACGAATTGTAGATGCCTGTCGTAGACTGCATCTCTTCGGATGCAATCATGCTTTCCTTGACGAAAGCGTCCGCCATGACTGGCGGCTGCTCGCGCATCGGCCGGCCGCCGGGAACTTCCGGGTCCGGATCGTAAAGCAGATAGGGCCGCGCGGTTGTATTGTGCGTATCCCATTGCCCCTTGTACTTCGCGATCATCTGCGGCGTGGCAAGGAACGGCGCGCGCGGCTGGAGCGCGATCACTTCGGCCGCGGCACTGCGCGAATAATTGTAGAGCTGCTGTGCGTCCATCGAGAAGCGCACAAGGCCGTGCCGGATGATCTTGCTTTCAAGCGCCACTTCGGCGCCAAGAACGGGGAAGATTGGAATAAACCGTCCGGCCCAATCGGTTGGCCCTTCAAGCACTTCTCTCCCCGAAAGTAGCCAGCGCTTAATGGTGTAGGACTTGACCTTGCGTTCCGCGACGATGCTGAGACCGCGCAGACTCGCTTTGCTAACCTTCGTGAGGTCTAGCACTTGACCGTCCGCGGTGCGCCCGATGGTCTTCTCTTGCGGCACCTTTTCCCAATATTCCGCCAGCCGCACGAAGTCGCGCGTTGCCCAGAACAGTCCCGCTTCGGCATTGAGGTCCGAAGGGGTCATGAAGTCGGCTTCCGCCGCGTCGGGATATTTCTCCTCGAACGTCTTGCGCGCAATCAGCTCCGAAACGATGGAATAGTTCGCGTCTTCGCGCGTCGGCTCGATGGCTTCCGGGTCCCAGAACACACTTAGCGGATGCGGAATGCGCCGGATGAAGATTTCCTGATCGAAGCTGTCCTCGTCGCAATATTCGGTCACAAGGCGGAAATGACCGATGCCGCACGCAACCGCGTAATAAGCGGCATGGCAGAAGACATGCGTGGCGTTCGAGCGCGCTTGTATCTGCCGGAATAGGCCGGTGTAGATGTCCGCAATCTCTTGCGTGGCCTCGCCGCCGGACGGAATGACCTTGATCGAGGGCGGGTTCTTCCGCACATCGTTCGCCACCTGATTCACGAATTGCGGCAGCCGGTTGATGGTCAGGCACGGCCTATTCGTGGCCTCGCGCTGGAGCCGGATATCCTGCGGCCATTGATCGCCCGCCAGGAACTTCAGGTCCATGAACGCATCTTCACGGTTTTCGCGGTCCTGTTGCCAGGCCTCGTTCATGCGCTCCTGCACCTTCGTGACCATATCGTCAACGGTGCCCGTGCCGCTCTGCTTGGGAAAATCGGCTTGTTCGCCCATTAATGCCTCGCACTTTCCG